GTCCATGCATTCTCTATACGAAGGGAGAGGAACACTACCCCTTTAATTTTACGTCTCCACGACGGATTTATATGTGGTTTACTCCACAGGCCAGAAAACTAGCCCGACAGGCAAACAAGCCTGTTACATTCCTGCAACTCATATGAAGGAATCTCACAAGACTTATTGACCAAACGCATTCTCGCAAGAACTTTATCACGGTACTCATTATAAATAATGGGTCCATGATGAACTAACTCACGAAATGCGCAATCAATATTCATAACCAACGCCTTATCTTTAGGATTAAGCGGACCTGGGCGACAATAAAGCAGAATTCCATTAATAGATTCCAACTTCAAAGGTGCCAAAGTATCATCACTATCCATAAAAGAACGCGAAAGAAACGAACTCTCAGAAATGTCAAGAAAATCTTGAGCAACAACTGATTTGTCAGGCATTGTATAATCCATATCATACAATATCTTAAAACCACGTGAAACATTAGCAATAGTCCACCAATCATATCTACAACACGATTGATTATCATCACTATACAAAACAAGCCTAACATCATCTTTAAAAACTGCCTCTGGACAATTCTTTACAAGTTTCAACCACTCAAAAATATGTCGATGAATAACATAATTGCAAACGGTATTAAAAACACTTGTCAAATAATGACCAGAACAGTTACCCATAACCGCCTGATAAACAACGCCATTCGCTAAATGAAGAGCATTAACACACCCTGCCATAATACAGCGTACAGAAAGTCCCTCAGGAGACCCGGAATCCCATCCAGTAAGCATCAAAAAGAATTGAGAAACAGTTAGTGCGAGTCGAGCTGCAATAGTAGTGTCATTAGCACTAATATCACCGGCAACCACCCGTCGATCAAACATGTTCCTCATAATACTCCATTCAAGCTTGCTCGGACAAAGCCCAACCTTACAAACTGTCAAAGGGCCCATTAATTTTAAACAATGAACCACCCAACCTGTATAACGTCGAGCTATTACCTGATCAAAGAAATCAGTCACGTTAAATAATCTAGTTTTACCCAAATCAACACGCTCATGATCCCTTAACTCATCCTTAAGACAATCTTCGTTAATTGGAAAAGTACCTTTACCCTTACGGTAAAGATCATCCATATACTCCAACTGTTCATAGACACGAGCCATGATCATAGGATCACGATCACGAATCTGTGCTTTGGTAATACGCATAGATCGCAATCTATACCCACGGGCCGTATTAAGGTCCATAGGTTCATACTTCTCGTCACCATAAATTGACTGATCAAAAGTAAGTATTTCAGGGGTTTTAAAATAAGGCCCCCAATCAACACAAAAGAACGGAGAAAACCACTCCACTGGAGCATGCTTAAAAGAATGCATAAAATCACGCGCATAAGGAGTGTGTGACTTAGCAAACTTAC